CAGAGAACACGCCTTGCTTTTCAAAAGAGCTAAGTTGAGCTTTTGCGGCATCTATTTCGGCTGGTGATTTAGCTTGCTCAGCCCACTTTCGCCAACCTTGATAAATTAGTTCGGTGGCCTGAGCACCTGTTGCCCCCATAGCTGCCAAACCGTTCGCATAGTTATTTAAATGGCCCTGATCTGAAGCAAATTTTTCTGATACACGATTAAGTGCTATATCTAAATCAATACCCAGAGCAGCAGCTGCTTTACGCGCCTTATCCGTTGCATTGCTTTGGTTTTCAGTTGCTTTAGCGCCATTATCCATAGCACTGACAATGACCTTACCAGTACTATCAAACTCAGCTTTTAAACCCTGTGTAGCAAGCTCAGCATTTAGCACTTTAAGCTGGGCCATGCCAGCTGCATCAGCTGATTGAATCATGGCTGTCGCAATAGCTTGCACTGACTCAATCTTGGCATCTGTAATTTTTTGGCTTTCAGCTTGATATGCCTTTTCTTTGGCATCAAGTTCAGCCAAGCCTTTAGTGGCCAGATCAATAGATGCTTGATTGCCAGTCTTACGAGCATCAAATAATTGTTGCTCCAAGCGAAGACGCTCATCACTAATAGCTTTGTAATCAGCCTTATGCTTTTCCTCTTGGACTTTTAAGTCATTAAGTGTTTTTTGATTGTCTGCAACACGCTCAGCGTTTTTCTCTGCTTCAGTCTTGCGCATATCTTCAATGGCTGACACGACGGCGGACTTAGTTTCCAAAGCCAGCCTCTTTGCTTCAGCTGCATTTTTTTCTGTCTGGGCAAATAACCGGTCTGAAGCATCCTGCGCTTGTTTTGCTAAAGCATCAAACCCAAGAAAGTCCAATGCTTTGGCCTGAAGTGCTGATAAGCCTCCAGATAGAAATTGCAGTCCAGCTAACAACAATTTCAACCCAATATTCAGACCAGTTGCTGCATCTGAAACCACGCCAAGTGCAACTCGAAACACATTAAATAATGTGGTTAAACCACTTACATCATTTTGCCCACTGAGTAGTGCACTAAATAATGGAGAGACAGCATCTAAGACTGATGTGAATGCACTCCAACCAGTTTCCGCAATACCAGCAAAGCTCGCTACAAGGTTCTTAATAGTTTCATATGTTTCAGCCAAAGTAGACTTAATCGCCTCAATTGTAGAAGGATCTATTTCAGCCAATTTGCTACCGAACCAATTAAAGCCCTCTCCAACATCATCAAAGAACATCTTGATAATTCCAAGGTTATCCGCGATGGCTGATAAAGCATTTGCTGCAGCTGCCGATGTACCATTTGCCTGATCCATTTCACCAATCAAGATCTGCCAAGAGGTAGCAATCTTTTGCAGAGCATTGGAAATCGTTGTCGGGAATTGACTGTATGTTTCTTGAATCGATGCTGACTGAGATTGAATAGCCTTAATGACTCGCTCTGATGAAAGCTCACCATTCTCAGCCATCTTACGCAGTTCACCAGTGGTAACTCCTAAACCTTTAGCTAATGCCTCAGCAAGTCCATAGCCGTTTTCCATGATGGAGTTAAACTCTTCGCCACGGAGCACCCCACCTTGCATGGCTTGGATAAACTGCTGTACAGCTGCTTCACTCGCTTGGGCTGAACCACCACCAATTTGAATTGCCTGCGTAACCGTCTTAGTTAGATCCAGAGCTTGTTGCTGTGACATCCCCATATCTTTACTGATCGTATTGATTCGAGTGAATAAATCACCAGTAGCTTCAAGGCTAGAGTTGGTCATCAAGGCAACTTGATGCACACCGGCCATGGCTTGATTAAAGTTGCCACCTTCACGAGTTGCAATATTGATTCGTGCTGAGAGGTTGGTATAAGAATCTGCTGCTTGAGCAAGCTCACGTAAGCCAAGCCCAATACCTAATGCCCCCATTGCTCCAACTAAGGCTGTCACGGCGAATTTGGCTGCACCAAACCCTTTTGAAAGTGTTTCTACTTTTGCATTTGATGTTTCTGCTTGATTGCCAACATCTGCGACTGCACCGTTAAAGCTATCAAAAGCCTGATCAACCTGTTGTACTTCTTTTTCAAGTTGATCTATTTCTGTCTGTGCACGCTCAATGTCAGATGGAGTAGCATTAGTATTCGCAAAAGCTTCAAGTTTCTTTTTTGCTTCGGCTAGATCTGACTTAACTACATCAATCGCTTTTTCGGACTTACGACCAAAATCAGTAAAATTATTCGCGGCTTCGATTGCATGTTCGCCAGCACCATTAATAATTTCTGTAGCTTTAGTCAGTGATTGAGTAAGACTTTCAACTAATTCTTTGGTGCCCTTAGGAACAATGTTTTCAAGTTCCTTAGAAATAGACTCAGAAGCTTTCCGGACTTCCTCAGCTTCTCTCTTAATTTCCTCAAATACTTTAACCGTAACATCTTGGGCTTGCTTGGTATTGGAGACATAATCCTTCGTGTCTGCATCCATCACCAATTTAAAAGTTAAATTTTTTCCAGACATGAATATTCCTTTAGCTTTAAACGGCCACATAAAAGAAAAGGGTCACATTTAAAATGCGACCCTTTAGGTTTTGCTGATTGGCATAGTATTAGTTCAGGTTTTCAAATAGGCACAGCTGGTTTTGATAACCCACATTAGCAATTACAATTTAAAATACATCTCTTTACTTTTCCCTGAGAGATATCTCAACCACGATCACTGGCAATACTTTTCAAACTCAAAATTTGTATTGAGAGCCTTCTCTCAAAAGAGCTGATATATACTTAGCTCATCCGTTCAGTATGAAAATCAAATCAACTGTCAAATTGATTCGTAATTTCACCTATTTGTGTTTGAAAAATTTTGTGCTAAATTGAGATTGTTAATATTCCAGTGTTAACACAGAAACCTTGTTTGATCTGGTAGTCGAACAAGGTTTTTTTACACCTATTGATTTTAAGCAGTTTTACCGCTCACGATGTAAGTTTAGATCCCAGCAGCATTACTCACTGCACGGCTTATTGAAAATATCTCAGCCATACTCAATCCTAAGCATTCCACCATTCAATTTTGACAATTTTTCCACGGCATAACAGTACTTTGTATACTTGCAAATCAACACGGTAAACATACTCCGTTGCTGCACAATAAAACTGACCATCATCAAGAATGTAATGTTTTGGTCGAGGCTTACCCATTTTCTCAATAAGAGCGGCTTCGGTTTGTCCAACAGAAACCAAATCACCTGAATTGGTTCTGAAGTTATTTGTCGTACGCTCAGCTGCAAAAACAGCGGTAGAAATAACAGTTAAAGCTAAAATTATAAGTTTTTTCATGAATACCCCCATATTCCGTGATCTAGTCTATTTTTATTCCTTTAATTCATCAACAAAACTTTTAAATTGCTTTGCTGCTGCATGATGGGCCATTCGAATAATATTGGATTGCGTAGCAATGTTCTGCTTTTCACGTTTCACCACTGCTTCCGTATAGAACTTAAAGGCACCATATGTCATATTCATTATGCTTTCATGGCTATGGCCATGTGATACCAACAACTGGAATGAATCAAACCAAGTAGAACCATTATCGTTTGTTTCAGTTCGCTTCTTACGGCGTTTTGATTTCGGCTCTTTATCAACGAAATAGGGTTGATTAGCTTTAAGAGCAGTTTGTAGTAGTTGCAGGAATACTCCCTGATCTTGTGACGTTTTTATAATGGCTGGATGATTCAGATCGGTTATAAGTTCAAGTATCACAACACATTCAATCAAATGCTTTTCAAGTACCTCCTTAAGAATCTCATCTGAATAATTACTCACATTGTCCAGTGTATTTTTTATGGGATCAGCAGCACTCACCCATAGGTCAAACTGACTCATCGTAATTTGCCGAACCTCAAGTGAAACATCATCAACTTCTAGGCTCAAGCTACGGTTTGCAGCAATGAAGAAATCATTCATGATGGAATCCTAAAAACAGGCACAAAAAAATGACGCTCATGCGCCTGGAATTCTTTGTGCCTGTAAAACTTTAAGTGGTAACCGAGAAACGATCGATATGGCCAAAGATGCTCAGCTCTGCATCGTTCGCCTTGGTAATATCCGCCAAGCACTCACCTTCAATGTTATAGCTGGCGAAGTCTTCATGGATTAAATCAAATTCCGTATCAGGCGATAGCTCAAGGCGCCATAGCGTTACCGCAACCTTGTCACCTTGATAGGTATCCACCCCTTTAAAGAAGAAACGGTATTCACCACCAACGTTATCTGCGATTGTCGTTCGTGTGATTGCTCCAGCAGCACCAGACCATTTCACATCAGTAATTTCTTCATTGAAAATTACAGTTCCAAATACTTCATCCAAAGTGTACTTATCAGCCGTGATTGCCGCATCTGCAGGACCTTTGAATGAAACACCAGTTAGATTGCGAATCCCTAGATCAACCATTTCACCCGCTTTAACCGCACCAATCGCTTTATCGGTAATCGTTGAAGCTGCAACTTGAATGGATTTACCACTCAAAACCATTGCTAGGTTTGCTTTGGTTACTTCTTCAAGGGTACCACTGACCGAAACACCCGTTTGTTTACGCAGCACAGCATCTTTGGCACGCATGCCTGTTTTAGATTCAAAATGATCTGTAGATTCTGAACTGATTTGGAGTTGAAGTTCTGGCATATTCCCCACAGGTAATAATGCAGCAGGCTGACTATTAATCATTTTTGCTAAAAACAATTCCCCTTGTAGGGAAATTAAATCAGGTTTATTCGCCATCAGCTTTTACCTCTTTTGCTGTTTTGGTTTGTACGGCAGGTTTAGTCTCTGAAATTCCTTTCACTTCTTCAATCACTCCACGCTGCAGTAAGTCTTGGATCTGTGCAGCTGTTAAGCCACCAACAATATCCCCAGTACGAAAACGCCCGACGGGTTGTCGGGCTTTATATTGCTTCATATGAATTCCTTTGATTCAAATATGGCCGTTAAATAGACAAATGCAGGACCGTAACCATCTCGCACAGCAACAAGACTTAACGGTCTAGCTGAAGATGGTGGTTGCCAACCACTCAATAGCTCAATGATTTCTTGCAGAAAACTACCCGCTTCATCCGCTACAGCGCTGATATCGTCTTGTTGTGATTGCGCATTACGACAAGCAACCGTGACAGACCATTGCTTAGCAAGCATATTGACCTT